AATCCTGGGGAAAGTCCTGCGCCCCAGTTGAATCCACTACCGATGCTTCCTCCGCCAAAGCTGGGAATAGAAGCGCCGCCACTGATAACAGGAGCACTGCCAACGGCCACAGGAGCAGCAGCAGGATTAGAGACGGATGTGGCAAGGGGCTGTCCTCCAATACTCATAGTTGCTGGGGCTTGTGAAACTGGAGCAGCTGGACCTGCTAGCAAACCACTGCTTGGGGCGGCACCAATTACAGGACTCGTGGCCGGTGCCATACTGATGCCACCTGGATTCTGCACAAGACTGTTGCCACCGGTGATAGTTCCAGCACCGGCTGTCGGAGTTGTTGATCCTTGCCCAAACAACCTACCGAAAGCACCCTTCTTGTCGAGGAAGTTCAGCAAGGTGCCACCAACTCCTACCAGTCCTGCCATGTTGGGATTGACAGACTGTCGTGCTTGTTGCTGAGTAGCTGCGTTGGAGACAGTTCCACCAGTCTGCTGCTGAGCTTGCTGTGTCTGCTGCTGGGTCTGTTGGGTGTTCGCTTGCTGCTGAGTTCCTGTCTGCGCTGTTTCTCTGGTGTTCGCAGCAACTTGCGCCGCTGTGTTCGCAGCAGCAGCTCGACGAGCTTGATTCTCACCAAGAATGGTCGTGAGAGCTTGAGTTGACAGGTTGCGGTTCAGGTCTGTCAGTGCCAGATTGAGGCCACTGTTACCACGAACTCGGCTGCCAGTGCTGTTGGCGAATTGACCTGTGAGTTCTGGAACTGCACGAGCACCTTCCGTGAAGATGGTACTGATGATCTGCTGCATGGTGGCAGGATCAATATCACCACTGTTCCTGGCATACTCCTGCAGCAGCGGTGCGATGTTCGCAGTGTTGATGGTATTCGCAGTACTGGTGCCAGCTTGCGTACCACCTTGTGTGCCGGTCACACTTCCCTGAGTCAGCGCGTTCTGGAGGTTCTGAACTACTTGCTGCTGCTGACTGTTAGTGTTCGTATTCTGACCAAGCAAGCTAGTAAGCAAGCCTGCTCCAGATTGATCTAGCCTGATTGGTTCAGCCATGTGGAATTCTCCTAAGAGTGTAGTTAGTGTGACAGCAAGTAGCAGCAGATTCTACTGAGGAATCAACCAATCTGTTCTTGGCGTTCGAAGTGAGGGGAGTCAATGAAAGCAGAATGTCCTGCTTCCACAGCACCACGCCAGCTACCACCCCATCTGTTGTGTTCATCTAGAGCTTCCCACCACTTCCCAAGTGGCCTGATTTCAGCAGCAGTAGCCATTCTGCCATTAACGATGAGGTTGAGATCGATAGCAAGTTTCTTGCAGTGTTGACTGTTCATGGTCTTGGAGAGACCAGTATCACAGTAGATCTTCTGCTGTTCCTGCGTCCGCAAGACTTCTCCGAGTCGCACACCAAAACCAAGCTTGATGGCTTGAGTAATCAGCAGTGCGGCATGTTGGCTGAAAGTTTCCTGATGTTCACCGAGTGTCACATTAATTCTCCTCTAACAGTTACTCCGGACTTCTCTTTGGGGACAACCAGATCGTTCCTGGTTGCTTGCGCGATTGCTGCTCGTTCAACTTTCTTCTGCTTCCACGCTCGAGCGATTGGCATGACTACAAAGATCAAGATGCCTTGGATTATCTTCTTCGTGGATTCATCCCATTCGAAGATAGCAGCAAGTAGCTCGAAGTTGTCGAAAGCTTTGGTGGCAGCATCTGGAACAAATTCCACCAGACCAGCACCAATGCCAGTCCACATGGACGCAGAAGCCCACCAACGAGCTGAGATGTGTTGATCAGACCAGGATGACATACGCTGCTTTCATAGTTGTTGATAATACGGACTGACTGCGAGTAGCATCTGAGTCGAGGTCAGTGCCCAGCCTACAGGTTGAATTATCTCACCTGGATTCACTGGTCGTAGATTCTGGATAGCTCCGCTCGTAGTGCTGAGATAGTAGAGAGTTCCAGGAAGCATGCCGCCAATCGCGTCTGTCAACGCATATCCACCAGCGATGACTTCCACAACAGCACCGGCACCAACACTGGTATTAGCAACACCAAATGCCATACCAGCTGCAGAAGTTGCTATTGCTTGACTGACTCTGTTGGCACCAACATCTGGTCGCAGGCGCAGGATTTGGCCGCGAGTTATGGAAGTAACGGCAGTCGGGTAGTACCGTTGCATGTTGGCGCCCAACAAGTAGCCAGTTGGATCTGCCGCTGCTTCCATTGCTGACGGCGTATCAATCCCACTGTACCTGCTCACTCCTGACAGCAAGTTCTGGATGGCCTTGTAAATCAGCAGAAACTCACCCCAGAGTTTGGGATCAATCTGATCTGCTGGTAGATTCGGCAGACCCAGAAGGATCTTGCTGTTATCTGCCATCACCTGTCTCCATCATTCGTAGCTTCGATGAGATAGCTACTCAAGGCCATCGTACCTTCTACTGCCAGATCGAAATTCAACCCTGTTATCCTCTTACCGTACTTCGCATTCTTCGCACTCTTGTTCAACAGCGTCATTGTTTGCTTGATAGCTTCCTTGTTATCCGGCTGAGTTGCTTTGACGGTGACAGTAATTGAATGTGGCAGGTCGCTGCCAGGCTGGTAGATTCCTTCAAATTCCGCAGTCTGGAGCTGAACCATGCTGGCACGAACAAGTTGGAAGTGACCGAAAATGATGACACCAGCTTCTTCAGTACTCTTCTCGTAGTCCATCGTAGCTAGCTTCACCTCACCAGCAGTCGTGAGGAATGCGATGGTCAACTTGCTTGGTGGGTCACTGATGACACCGAGAGTTAGATCAGCATAGCTAGTCTGGGCCAAGTCATTGTAAGTGGTGTTAGCAAGACCTGCGTAGGTGACAGGACCAACGACGTTGGGATAGGGATAACTGAAGCAGTCCGTGTGTAGGATCTTCAACTTGCCCCAACGCTTCAGCACTACATCGTAGATGAGCGCATATTGATAAAGAGCAACGTCACTGTTAACTGAGTAGCTGATCACAACAAATCGACTGCTAATGAAGCTCAGCTTGACTGGAAACTCGTAGCCATCGATGTAGCTGGTGGTCAGTTCCTTGCTTGCTGGATCCCACTCGTCATACATCTTGCCAGCAATGAAATCATTCACTTCCGCACTAACTGGCTCTGCATTTTGAACCGTAATCTTCTGGAGGCCACCTGTCGTCCAGGCATACTGCGCACCACTAGTTTGTTCTGACGTAACCTGCTCATACGTCTGAATACCTCCAGCATTGGCAATTTCCTTGAATGTGAATGGTGCACGAGTATTATTAGTATATACAGCAGCGATCGCGTTCTTCGCTGTGTAAACGATAAATCCACCACTGATCCCGAGGACGGCTGTGATTCTGGCTTTGACATCTTGTGGGATACTCCTGCCTGCACCAGTTGTGAAACTTGGAACGAAGTCGAGTGGATCGACTAGACTGGACCAGCAAACTTCCAGGTCTGTGAATGCTATAAGGTAGTTGCTCGAGCCACCAATTCCTCGAATGTCCACAGCCGCAAGTCCTGTGATAGTTTGCGGGAGGAAGGTGTTTGCAGTTACATCATACTCGTAGATGCCACGACCCTCAAAGCAGACGAAAGTGCGGCCATTCACGTAGGCTCGAGTTACCAGCTTGCCAGTCCAACCAGTGAATGGATTCGTGGAAACCCAAGCACCAGTAGCCATATTCAGAATGTAGTTCTTCCCGCGCGCAGGCACGTAGAGGAAGTTATTCTCATCCTCGTCTCTCAAGGTGATAGCTTGATCGAAGTCAACAGCATTCAGAAGAGGAGCTACTTGCTGGAAGTACCCAACACTTTGCATGCCTTCTGCTGTTGGCATGATGTTCTGTACATAGATGGCTTGTGGCACGCTCATCTCAGCAGATTCAGCTCCACCGTAGAAGCTTTGTGGGGTGCGCACGTTACTGTCGAGAGTCGGCTGCATCACTGTACGACCAGCGAGGACTGAGACTAGTGGAAACATGGCAGCATTGAGAGCTGCTCGGGCCCGATACTTTGCCATGAGTTGCTGCCTCCCTGTTAGGTCTTGATGCAGTAGCGAAGAGCAATGTTGGTAGGTCTGACACCGCCAGCCTGTAATGCTGCACTACTGGTACTTCCAGGGGTTACTGCACCGTAGGCTGTAACAGGAGTTGCTGAATTATAATCTTTGGTTGTCAAGTTTCCAGTCCAAGGTTGGATGATGACTCCAGCATTTCCACCATTGTCAAAAACTTCTGTAGCTCCTTGAAACTGGCCTGGATTTCTACCAGGGTCTGACCAAATATCAGCTCTACCATTATTCCAACCACGAATGAAGAGACCACGAAGATCAGGAAGACGGAAGTTATTGACCGTATCTCCAGTGCTGGCATACCCGTAGTATCCTGTAGCCCAGATAGCCTCAGTAGTAAGTGCATTAAGATTAACTAATGCAGTATAAAGACCAGAAAAAGTAACTCTGGATTGCAAACTACCGTTGCACTCTAACCAGCCAGCAGGAGGAACCCCAGCACCCGCGAATGGTACGATCATTCCAGGAGTTTGGTTTCCAAGAACCGCTCCAGCAACAATAGTCTGAACATAAGCCTTGAGAGCTCGAAATTCAGCAGCAGCAGTAGACGCGAAAACACTGTCGATTGGTTGAGTTGCATCTACTGGATTTGGTGTGTAAGCCATTACTAGTTCCTTGCAGTCTTACAGTCTTACGGTCCAATGATGCCATGAGTGATCAAATCTGCTTGCAGCGCCATCACGATGCCAGCGAGCTGTGCAAGAGTAACAGTACTGGTTGCGGCAGTGGACTTCTGTGGAGTTCCTGTCATTGCGGTCCAACCTGTTTGCCGCACTCCGAGGACTTTGGTAGCAGCGAAAGTCAGCTGCGTTCCTGACAAGACGGCAGTTCCACCACTTGTTGACGTAAGCGTGCCAGTAGCACTCAGGTTGCCACTAACGTTAGGGATGACAGCAGGAGCAGCTGATGGAGTTGTGAGAACACCAGCTACGCTGACAGTATCCGTCAGTGCATCTCCGAGCGTCGAGTTTCCACCTACTGTCAAGTTCCTGGTAACTGCTAAATCCCTCGTGACCCCAAAGTCACCGAGCACGTTGCCAGTGTAAGCAACATAGTCCAGTGCTTGCAGAGTTGGATTCCACGCCAGCATATACGATGCATTGACGTCAACAGGAACTGCAGAAACCATTGGGATGGCGTAGCCAACATTCCCAACGTTACCAACGATTGTGATTGCCATAATATCTCCTAACCTATCTTACTGCTGTAAGCAGGTAGTTCTGCTTGAGTTGCGGGATGTAGAACTTTTCGATTTGGTTGAGGTAGGACTTGGCTTTCTCCTCATTCCCGTTGGTATTGAAGACAAGCGCGGCTGCCCAGTAGATGATGATGCTGGGAGCAACTTGTGCAATCCAGCTGTCATAAAGATCTCGCCTCGTCTGTGGTGCTTTCAGCCACTCGACTGCGTAGCCCCAGCATTGGATTGGGCAGCGGATCACCAGATTACTACCACTAGCATACGCAATATTCGTACGCAGGTTTCCATATTCTGGATCATAGATATCTCCAATCTCAACTACCTCGATCAGCTGGCTGTTGGATGGTGCCAACAGGTTGAAGTTTTGGTCGATCGGCCGGATGGTACTGAAGCCTCGAGTGAGTCCAAAGAGAGTTGGGATATCCAATCCGAGCTGGTTAGAGCCATTGGGAAGTTGCACTTGAGTGACAGCGAAGTCCCTGAAGTAAGCATCTGTCAGATGAGCATTGGTGGTAGCTGCTCGAAGCGCTATCGCACTTTCTGCTTCCAAGTCTGCTCTGTTGGTCAGAGACAGAACATCTGTCAGCATGCTGTCGTAAAGGGTTGTTTGCCAAGTCATGTGCAACTCTCCTAATAGTTCTAGTAACGATGGTTGCTACTGGAGTTCAGGAGTCCTGTGCGATCTGCCTTGCCAAGTTCGCGCGAGCACTGACCACGTTCGGGTTCAGGTCAGCAGCAGAATTGGTGCGGCTGTCGATAAGCGCTGCTTGCTGCTCTGCTTGCAGTATCGCATCTGTCACCACGACGAATCTGCCCTCGCTGTCCTTCCGCACTTCCGTGATCATGCTGCCAGGAGTTTGTGCCAGATCATCCAAGTGCTCGATTTGAGATGGCACGTTGGTCGAGTACTGGCCGATGCTGCCATTCATCCCACCAAAAATGATCTTCTTGCCGTTCGGTAGAATCGTGTTGGCATTCGCGTACTGATGCTGGTAAGTCTTCCAGCCGGCTGAACGTTCTGGAGCAACAGGATCAACCGTTGCCAATGCAACTTTCTGAGGCTGAATAACTTGCTGTTGCGCCTGCTCCGGATATAGTG